TGCTAGCACTAAACGCCCTCGTAAGGGAGAGTCAGAAGCAGATAAAGCAAAACGAGCAGCGTTTAAGGCTCGTCACGCAAAGAACATCGCGAAGGGGAAAACGTCTGCCGCATATTGGGCAAATAAAACCAAATGGAGCTGATAGCCTTTAGGGGCAATTAGCCCTACGGGTTATTCATGTCTGAAGAGCAAATTCAAGAGATTACGTCTCCTGAGCCTCAAAACAACGTTGAACTTGATTCGCTAAAAAATAGCGTTGAAGGATTAGAGCGTAAGAATCATGAGCTTATTGGAAAACTAAAGGCTTACAAGGCAATCCCTGATGGCGTTGACGTTCAAGAGCTACTGGACTTCAAGCAAAAGGCGGTTCAAGCAGATCTGGAACAACAAGGCAAATACGGAGAAGCTCGCCAAGCTTTGGAGCAGCAGTTCCGTGAGGCGGCGGCGGAAAAAGACAAGCGCATCGCAGAGTTAGAAACTCGTGTGAGAGAGCTTGAACTGATTACGCCTGCGATCAGTGCTCTGGCTGATGTTGTTCATGATCCTGACTTGATCCTGAAAACCAAGCTCACTAGTGATCAGATTGCGCGAGAGCCTGACGGGACGGTTGTTGTTGTTGACGGTTATCAGCGCACGCCTGTCAACGAATGGGCCAAGACTTTGCCTGCATGGATGCAAAAGCAGCCCAAGCCTCAAGGCAGTGGCGCTCCTGCTGGCCGCACCTCTGGAGAGTCAGTGGCTGGAATTAAAAATCCATTTACGGCTGAATCGTTCAATCTCACAGAGCAATCACGCTTATTCAAAACCGATCGTGATTTGTACGAAAGGTTGAAAACAGCGGCTAACCGTTAACATGTGAGCTAATGGCAAAGCTACGCAGAGCCAACTGGGTTACGCCCACACCGTAAACATTCTCTTTTTTGACAGATGGCAACTCTAAGGAGTGACATCATCATCCCTGAGGTATTTACGCCTTACGTCATTGAGCAAACAACTCAGCGTGATGCCTTTTTGGCTTCCGGTGTGGTGCAGCCAATGGCGGAGCTAAATGCAGCAGAAGGTGGTGGTGATTTTATCAACGTACCTTTTTACGCCGCAAACCTGAGCGGTGACTTTGAAGTTCTGTCGGACAGTTCTTCACTGACTCCAGGCAAGATCACAGCTGACAAGCAAGTTGGCGTGGTTCTGCATCGTGGTCGCGCTTTTGAGGCTCGTGACCTTGCGGCTCTTGCAGCTGGTTCTGACCCAATGGCCGCCATCGGCGCCAAGATTGCTGATTACATTGCTAACCAACGTCAGAAAGATCTTCTTTCCTGTTTGGCTGGTGTTTTCGGCACTGTTCACACGACCAGCTCATCCGCTGCGTTCTTCCCGCTCACCATTGATGGCGCATCAGGAGACAGCCCCACAGCTTTAAGCCCTCGTCACGTTGCAGAAGCCAAGGCTCTGCTTGGTGATCAAGGAGAAAAGTTGACAGCGATTTGCATGCACAGCAAAGTTTACTATGACTTAGTTGAGCGTCGCGCTGTTGATTACGTCTTGGCGACTGACTCCAACGGCGGCAGTGCTACTGCTTCCGGCGGTTCGATCGCTCAAGCCTTTGGAAGCCCTACCGTTCCGACCTTCATGGGTCTGCGCGTGATTGTTTCCGATGACGTAAACACCAACGGCAGTGGCGCTTCTACTGAGTACGCCACCTACTTTTTTACGGAGGGTGCCATTGGCTCGGGCCAACAGCTCGGACTTCAGACTGAAACTGACCGGGACATCCTGGCCAAGTCTGACGCCATGTCAATTGACCTTCACTATTGCTATCACCCAATCGGTGCAAAGTGGGCAGTGACCGACGCGAACCCAACACGGGCTCAACTCCAAACTGTTGGCAATTGGTCCAAAGTTTTTGAAACAAAGAACTTAGGGATTGTCCGGGCGACCAACGTTTCTAATATGGATTGATCGAGGTAACTAACCATGGCATCCATTTTTGAAGCAACAGCGGGCAAACTTATTGGCCCAACAACTGGCGGCACTGTTACTCAGGCCACCAGCAAGGCAACAGGCGTGACTCTGAACACCGCTTCAGGTCAAATCACTTTGGACGACGCTGCTTTGGCAGCGGCTGCTGAGGTGACTTTTGCTGTTACAAACAGTGAAATTGCAGCTACTGACGTTGTTGTGGTTAACCACAGCTCCGCCGGAACTGCTGGCGCTTATCTCGTTCAGGCCAACACGATTGCTGCTGGCTCGTTCGCGATCACGGTTGCGAACCTGTCCGGAGGTTCATTGGGAGAAGCAATCGTTGTTTCTTTCGTAGCTCTGAAGGGCGCAAGCTCCTGATGGGTTTGTTCGCTTTTAGGCGAGCAAAAGAACGCGAGGCTGCTGTTACGGCGGCAGCCTCCGCTTCTAAAAAGCCCGCAATTAAGAAATCAACCGTAAAGGCCGATGGCAGTAACGATCACAGCAACGGCAGGCAGCGCAAGCGCAAACAGTTACCTGACGCTGGCGGCAGCTGACGCTTTAGTTGAAGGCATGGTTGAAAGTGCCGACGTTGCCAAGTGGACAACGGGCAACGATGACACGCGCAACCGCGCTTTAGTTACAGCAGCGCAGCGACTTGATCGCGAAAGATTTTTAGGCGCACGGGCAACAGATACGCAGGCAATGCAATGGCCGCGCACTGGGGTTCGTAAGCCGGATACGTACGTGAACAATTATTCAACGGGCTTTCCGTTTCGCATTTCTGACGATTATTTCACTGATACAGAGATTCCTGATCAGATCCAACGTGCTCAGCTTGAGCTAGCGGTCTACTTAAAGAACAACGTTGATGGCATTGGCCTGAGCGGCCTTGAAGATTTCAAGAGCGTCAGCGTTGGCAGCCTTAGCGTCACGCCTGACAAGTTTGGAGCAGTTGGCGCTGATCGTATCCCGCCAATGGTCGAGCGTTACTTGACAGGTCTTAGAATTAGCGGACCAGGCAACATCGCTATTAAACGGAGCTAATCATGGGCATGGATTTTGGGGTTGGGGCTGAATTTGTTTCTGACACGGCTGCCCATACAGGCCGCTTCAGTGCGATCTATTTCAAGGAATCGACTGAAATCACCGCAATCACTGCGGATAATTACACGGGCAACGCATTGGCTGGTGAGACTTTCCCGGCTGACTCGACAATCTACGGAATTTTCACAAGCATCACTTTGGCCAGTGGCGCTTGCGTGGCTTACAAAATCTGATGGGTCTCGCTAGCTCGCTGCAAAAAGTTGCTGACAAAATCGTTGCCAAATTTGGCGGCGAAGTGACCATTCGTTACGTTACGGCGGGCGCTTACAACGCGACCACTGGCGTTATTGGTGAGACCACTGCCGACACAGAGACGAAAGGCGTTCTTGAAGGCGTGAACGTTCGCGAGGCTAACGAGCTGATTCAGGCTGGGGACAAGCGTTTGACTGTCGCGTCTAATCCGTTGCCATCAGCTCCTGAGACAAAAGATCGAGTGGTGATTAGTAGCGTTGTTCATCAAATTATTAGCGTTGAGACGATTGAGCAGGAGAATGAAGCGATCACCTACGAGCTGATTTTGAGGGCATAGCCATGGCGCGTCAGATCCCGCTAGATCAGATCGGCAACTATATGGACGGGCAGATCCGTCAACTTGTAAAAGTCACAACGCTTGAATGGGAAGGGCGAGTCAAAACGGCAACGCCTGTTGACACAGGGACATTGAGGAACGCTTGGGAAAGCCGGACTGATAAGCCTTACGTTGGCGAAGTGACCAACATTATGGAATATGCAGAGCCTGTTTGCTATGGCACTAGCCTGCCACCTTCATGGGATGGATACAAAACGCGGCAAGGAGTAACTCCTGGCTTCCCCGACCTAATTGGCAAAGAGCTTGAGTCTTGGGCTCAGCAGCAATATCAAAAAATCGTTAGGAGGGGCTAATGGCTGCTGTCGATCTCAACACTGTTAGAAGCGTCATTGAAGGCAGGCTGGCTACAGAGCTGGCAAGTTCTCCGGCTCTTCCCGTTGTGTTTCACAACATGGCATATGAGCCAACGCCAAACTCATCTTGGGTTCAATGCCTTGTCAGCTTTGGCGCTAATGAGTATCTAAGCCAAGGTCTGACAACTGACTCTCAAAACCGCGTCGTGGGTTTGTTGCTTATCAGTATCTTCACGCCAAAAG